GTAGTGATAGCGATTAAACCGCTAGCGTTACCTTTATATTTTAATGCTGCTGATATTGTACGATCGCTACCTCCGTACTTGAGGTCGAAGACCATAGCATCAATTAACAATCCTACGTCTCTTTGACACAGTGTTTTGTCATATAAGAAACTAGCTGTAAATGGACTTATTTCGTTTTCGATCTGATTGTCAATCCAATTTACAACTTGTTGTTGTAAGAATTCTCTGTTTAAACGTAACAGTTCCGCAGTCGCAGAATAGAATCCTTTGTTATTAATTAAAGGATATACTGGCTGGCTGGTATCTGTTAGATAATGATATCCAAACTGTCGATCAGCAATAGTTAATCCATCGATTTCCGTATCTCTGCGGAAGTATAAGAAAGCCCAAGGACTTGAACTAATACCTTGTTTAGGTCTAATAATAACTCGTCTAAATTCGTCTCCGACGATGGATACGTTTTGAGGAACACGTAATGGATAATTTTCTTCGTAGATGCCGCTCTCTACGAGCACTGTGATCTGTGTCTGATCAGTAGTATCTCCGTAGGAGATAACTTCTCCTTCGCCGTATGTTTCAGCATCGATAAAGGTACCATAGATAATATCAACATCGAATATCTCATTACCTTCTGAATCGAGAGAACCCTGATGCGATAAAATTTGAGCCAATGCTCCGGAGGTCTCACCTCGTATAAACAAACCTTCTCTGATGTCTCTAGATCTTGCTGCAATAGCAGTTGAGGTTGTAACATCTCCTGTAAAGTCCGTTCTGTATCCTTCTGTTTTTAATAAGAATCGAGGTAAGTTTACAAGAACATTAGGCACACTAGTAAAACCAGAACCCCTGTCGGTAACTGTAATACTCTGTACTACTCCTCCGACAACGTCGGCAGTACCAAAGGCGCCAAGGCCCCCTCCTCCTGAAACTCTAACAGATACTAAACCAAATCCACTACCTCCCGAAATAACTTCGATGTTGTTAACATTGAATGTAACTGAGAATGTAGAATTTCGTGGAGTACGGGCTGGAACTACACCTTCGCTATCTGTAGCAGTTGTTGTAACGATTCTTTCACTGCCAACTAATGTTCCAGGTAAACTTGAATAAACACCAGAACTTAAAATTCTAAAAGTTAAAACACCGCCAGGGCTTGCAGTAGTTGATAGTACCTGTAACCTCGTCGGCTGAGTAGAAATGCCTCCAACGAATGTAATAATATCTCCAACTTCGTAGCCGACACCAACATCTTCTACGGAAATAGTGTCAGCACTCATTAATGCTACACCACTAAAGCCAGATCCCGAAGAAGGCGCAACATCAATTTTTTCTAAGCTAACTCTTCCGGCTCCGTTATTATAAGTTAATACTTTCTTATAAGGACCTATTTCTGGTCTAGCTTCGTTGATAATTTCTTCTGCACGTTTTAATGCAGCTTCGATCGTTCTATATGCATATGCTAGAGCGCGACCTTGTAAGGATCTAGAAACTCCGACCCTATCGTCTTCGCCTGACGTAGCTACATATAAGTTAACTGAACTACCAAACGCTGAGTTATCAACGTATCTTTTAGTAGCAGCAACTAAACCATCATATATTTCATCATCCTCTGGTAACGGATCTCTTGCCAAAACTAGCGGACCAGTCATCGTACCGAATTCTGGATTGGCTCTACCAGTTTCGGGGTCTATACCATTTACGCCTGCACGAGAAATCTTGCTGTCAGCATAGGCTTTGCTAACTGCTTCTCTAGGAGCTGTAGGGCCACCTGGTGGATTAGCATTAAAATCATAGGGAGGTAAGTCTAGAATAGTATGCTGCTCACCGCCGTAGAATGCGCTTAGGTCTCCACCGAGCTGCGGAGCAGGGTCTCCTGAAACTGCGGAGAATTCTGAGTTTAATCGGATTTCATTGGGATTAGTTGTATAATCAATGACTATACCAACGCCTTCTGTAAGACGTTTAAAAGTAACTCCTGTTTCTGTGTTGTTTACAGTAACGATACTATTTTCTTGTCCGATATAGGTTTCGGGGGTGTCATCTAGACCGATAAAGGTCAGCTTTTCTCCTAGACCTAAAGAACTATAAAGCTCTCGGAAATTATCGTTTACTTTTCTAAACGAATCGCGAATACTATCGCCGGTACCGTCGTTGCCTACGACTCCGATATCAATGATTTTACGTGCCATATTTTACCCTAGTGAAATGGTTATTTTATATTTACCAAGAAATTTTATAAGCCGAATGTAAATACGTTATGTTTCTAAGAGAATGCACAGAAAATAATTCATATACTCGGACCAGTAAACGTGGTAAAGAACATACCTATTTTAGAAAAAAGACCTATGCAGTGTTTGCCTGTGATAGTTGCGGATCGGAATTTTCTCGGGATTTAAAGCATATGGATAGAAAACGCCTTAGCGACAACTATTTCCATTGTTGCGGTGACTGTGATGCTAAGAGATTTGCTCAACGCAAGGGCGTAGAGCGCAAAAAAATCTGGGATATGCCAGCTAGCTTAGATTGGCCGATATCTAAGTATTAGACTCTAAAACTTTCGCCGCAGCCGCAGCGGTCTCGCTCATTAGGATTAATAAATTCAAATCCCTCGTTAAGCCCTTTTTTGAGCCAATCTATAGTAGTGCCGTAGAGATAAGGTCTATGTTCGGGTGCCAAATAAATCCTAACACCATTTACATCATGGTGTTCCATACAGTGTTCTCTGCCCTGTTCTACGTCTACATATTCTAAAACATACGCTAACCCAGAACACCCTGTGGTTTTTACACCAACTTTAATACCCAGGCCTTTGCCTCTTTTCTTCAAGGCTTCTTTGACTTTACAGGCAGCTAGGTCAGTTATCTGTATCATATCGAAAAGCTGCTCCCGCAGCCACAGGTTGTTTGAGCATTGGGATTTTGTATAACAAACTGACTACCGTATATTTCGTCTTTGTAGTCTATGGTGGCACCTGTTAGATATTGCATGCTCATAGCATCTACGAGTATTCCTTCAATTTCAAAGTCATCATTGTTTTGTTCTTCGTCTAACGTAAAGCCGTATTGGAAGCCAGAGCATCCGCCACCTTGAACAAAAGCACGGACTTTTAGTTTAGGATTGTTTTCTTCTGCTAAAATATCTGTGATCTTAGCCTGCGCTGATTTAGTTATTGTTAACATGTTTTTCTTGATAATCTTTTATCGCTGCTTTGATAGCATCTTCGGCTAAAATAGAACAATGTATTTTTACCGGCGGAAGAGCCAGTTCCGTAGCAATTTCGCTATTTTTAAGTTGGCCAGCTTCTTCCAAAGTCTTACCCTTAACCCATTCAGTAACCAAGGAACTACTAGCGATTGCACTACCGCAGCCATAAGTTTTAAAGCGAGCATCTTCAATAATACCATTTTCGTTGACCTTGATCTGTAGTTTCATCACATCACCGCAGGCAGGAGCACCAACCATTCCTGTTCCTACGTTGGTATCGTTTTTATCAAAGCTGCCAACATTTCGCGGATTTTCGTAATGATCAATGACCTTTTCCGAGTATGCCATATTAAACTCCTAATCTAATATTAACAACTTCCCAATTAATAATGCGCCAAATATTTGAAAGATACTTGGCTTTGTCCTGCTGATAATCCAATGCCCAAGCATGTTCCCAAGCATCTATCAACAGAGCAATTTTCATAGTCTTTTTATATTCGTGATTATGTATAGTATGTAACGAACCTTCTGTATCTATATAGATCCAGTTAGAACCTTGAGCTGCCATAAATTCTTTTTCTACGGCTTCTTTAAATTTCTCAAAACTACCATATTTTTCATCTATGATAGATTTACTAATTCCTTCTGGTTTGTTAGAAGCTCTAGGTGGTGTGAGATTAGCGAAGAAAATATTGTGTAAAATAGCACCGCCGTAGTTAAAATCGGGATCACCCTCTCCTTTGTTATAGCGTTCGGAATATTTGGCAGCGAGTCCGTCGTAGTGATATTTGATAGTATCTTCGCTCATTACAGGTGCGAGTTCGTCTTTACCAAATTTCAATTTTTCTTGGTAAATTTCTCGTTTATCAGTAGATTCTGTCAGGCTTTTAATAAAATGTAGCATACGAATATTTACCGCGCTAAATAAACCACAAGGAGATTTAACCATGGAAATCTTATTAGCAATTGCTGTTGTAGTTGTTATCGGTGCTTTAATTTACTTCAACAGAAGTAGTAAAGGACTAGATGTTAACAACGACGGTAAGGTTGATGCTGCTGATATTAAAACCGCTGTCCAAAATGTAACAGAAGGCGTCAAAGCCACTGCTGACGTTAACAAGGACGGTAAGGTTGATGCTGCCGATGTTAAAGTTGTTGCTGAAAAGGCAAAAACTCAAGTCAAAAAGACAGCAACCAAAGCTAAAGAAGCAGCTAAGAAAACAACCGGTCGCGGTCGTAAACCTAAGGCCAACAAGTAATGTCTTTCTTCAAGAAAGTCTGGGAATTTATAACTTCCAAACCGGATTGGGCTGATTCGTCTGTTTTTATTGGTGCCGATGTGCCGATTATAATTCAAGCAGGCGAACCAGTTTGTACCATTGTAATAGAAGGTGCAGGTTCGGTAGATGTAAAAAATTCAGAAGATACTAAATCTTCGTAAAGAGCGAAACTGGCTAAGTTCTTGGCCTTGCTTTCGCACATTATATCGGCATAAGGCAAGAAGCTCAGGGCCCATTCATTAACTGCTGTATTCCAATAGAAGTTAGAATGTGCCCTGAGTTTCGCTTTTTTGTGACCGGAATCTAGTAGCGTCCAAAGATCGGGGCGCTGGTGTCCGGGATGGTCAGTAAGATGCTCTTCCCGTGAAACACTATAATGTATGACAGGACGACGAGCACCGCGCCAACTATCAACAATCTTTTTAAAACGGTCATCAGTCGGTTCAATATATTCTCCAGTTTTCACCCAGTGGTGATGTATATCTAAGACGAGCGCACAGTCATTGACTAGTTCGAGGCTGTCTTCGATACCCCATGTCATTTCGTCGTTTTCGATTGTGAGCGTGTTTCTTGCTTCGGGCGAAATTCTTCCCAATACCTCTCGTATTCCAGCTGGTCCGCGTCGGCCAGCGATATGAACATTGATTTTAAAATCTTGAAAGGTTTGACCAAAACCCATCCAACGAGCCATGTCAACATGATATTCAAATTCCTCGATACTTCTATTTACAATATCTGGATTATCAGATGCAAGCACAGTAAACTGGCCGGGATGAAAACTAAGCCGAACACGCTTCTCGCGAGCCAC